AATTTCGTTAAATTTTTAACGAATTGTGGTAAGCTTTGTAATATTAACAAATTGTGAACAAAATGAAATTCCCATGAACTTCATGAACAATTTGTTAATATTACAAAGCTTACCACAATTCGTTAAAAATTTAACGAAATTCATAATTACTATAGTTAGCATATGCTAACTACATCTTAACATAAATTCAATACAATTAGTATTAATCATTTACAATTTATATCTTACGTTGAAATATTTTTTTGTTATACTATATTCATCAACGAAAGGGGATGTGGATATGAACGAATACAAACACTTTAAAGACTCTTTGGGTATGGATGATGACTTTAAGCTTCATACGTGGGATGAAATCGACCGATTAAATAAAGTATGTGAAGATTATTTTATATATCGTGGTTATGCGGTGGATGATGAATGTACAGGGTATTACACAGTATTGTTATACGATGCAGTCGGCTACTGCGTATTAGATTATCACATAGGAAGTAAAACGGTATTACTAGCACCTCAAGGAATTGAATTTATGACCGGTAATGATGTTATAACATTTCGCGCGTCAAACGGTGATATATACTCACATTTTTTAAAAGGCGGAATTCATCAAGAGGACTTAAATTCAATATATGAATGTGTTAATAGTAAGTCAGGGCTGGCAAAATGTAGAGTTGACGACGAATACAATGTTTTAGTATGGGGAGTTTTAGACAATGACAAAAACAGATAAAATGATTAAATTATATAATTATTATGAAATAATGTACCGCAGACACTACAGCGTATGTAAAAACAGCTTAGAGACCGATATTTATCAAGCGAAGCTATCGGCAGTCAAAGAATGTTTAGACATTATGACCGAGGGTGATACAAATGACAGATAGGCAGGAATACCGCAGATTGTATTATATTCTTAAGAAGCGCGAGCAAAGGTTTTCAGCGTCTAAGGAATGGTCGGATTATGACAAAGTACTTAAAAGCGGGCTATTTGATTTAGAGTCTCCTAAGAACGTATCAGAAGAGGAATTACCCTTTTATCGCGAGATTGCGGAGAATTTATACAAAAACAAATTCGCGAGTATTGCAGGACTGCGACAAATTAGAAAAAAGGCTGTTAAGAAGCTTCAAAGTCATGACTATAACATAACCGAAGAGCAATATAATAAGTTTGCGGACTTTATGGCGGCGGCGAAGAACACAAAACTAATAGATATACATTCGTCGGAGGAGCTTGCACGTGCATTTATTAATGGAGATGCTAAACACAAGACTGTCCAAAATATTATTAACGAAATCAGTTAATAAGTATCTGGAAGTAATAGCGTCATGGGATATAGAAACAAGCAAAACTGAATACAAAGATGGAACTCACGCGTTTATGTATATATGGCAGCTGCATATATGGGGCATGCCTGTAATATATGGCCGAACTTGGGAAGATTTTATAACCGTGATTGACGAATTAAACCGAATAATTCCGGAGAAGAAACGATTAATTATATATGTTCATAATTTAGCTCATGAATTCCAATTTTTGAAAGGCATCCATGAGTTTGACCGAAAAGACGTTTTCTTAGTTGATGTTAGGGTGCCTCTATATTGCGTATGGGGTAAAGTGGAATTTCGTTGTAGTTACAAGCTTGCGGGAACAGGTCTTGAACGTTTCATGAAAGATATGAATGTTCCTAAAGCGTTACAAAAAACGGATATGGACTATGATGTAGTGAGGTATCCATGGACGGAAATAGCGACCGACGATTTAATTTATATGCGTAATGATGTTGTAGGACTATCATGCGCTATTAAAGCTTTGTTAAAAGCCAATGGCGACACGCTAAACACAATCCCGTATACTTCAACTGGATATGTCCGGCGTATGGCAAAAAAGGTGTTATTCCCATATAACGGAATATTACGCGGTTTAGTGCCCACCTTACACGTGTTTGAACTGTTGCGTGAAGCGTTTAGAGGTGGAGATACTCACGCTAACCGTTTCTATGTTGGAAAGATATTATATAATGTTGGAAGCTATGACCGTGAAAGCTCATACCCTTACGAACTGGTAAATAAAAAATTCCCGCTTACGGAATTTAGAGAAACAACCGATGATATTAAAACAATTATGCTCAATTCGGAAAAATTCGGATACGTATTCCGTGTACGATTGGAACATGTAGAACTTAAGAAATGGCATCAACCGTATATATCGTTCAGTAAGTGTCGGAACATAAAAAACTATTTGCTCGATAACGGGCGAATATTGTACGCTGAAAGTTTGGAGACAACTATTACAGAAATTGACTTAATGATTTTATTAGAGGATTATAACATTTCTTTGCACGATATAACAATAATAGAATGTTATAAGTCTCTCAAACGATATTTGCCCTACGAATTTAGAAAGTTGGTGATTGATTTGTTTATAAAAAAGACAGAGTTGAAAGGCGGAGAAGATAAAATTTCATACGCAGAGTCAAAAAAGAAAATCAACGCTTTGTATGGTATGACCGTACAAAACACTTTGAAAGATGATATAGTGTATCTTTCTTCAACTGACGAATACTATCTTATAGACACGAAAGAGGAGAAACTTGCTAAAATGAAGCGAGCACCATTTCTCCCGTATGCTGTGGGGGTATGGGTTACAGCTTATGCCCGGCAGGACTTAAAGGCTTTTATGTGGATAGTCGGAAGAGATTTTGTATATGCGGATACAGACAGTGTAAAATATATCGGAAATTATACGCCTGCCGATTATAATAAACGCATGGTCACAGAGGCTCAAAAATTGGGCTACAAGGCGGTTGACATAAAGGGGGGTGCTCATTATATGGGGGTATATGAAAACGAGGGAGTGAGCGAAAAATTCGTCACTCTGGGGGCAAAGAAGTACGCACAGGTTAAGGACGGAGAATTAAAAGTGACTGTGGCGGGTGTCAATAAGAATAGAAAGGGGTCTACTCCGTCCGGCGCGGAAGAACTCGGCGATATTGAGAAATTCAAGGATGGTTTCATCTGGAGTAAAGCCGGAGGGACTCGGGCTATTTATAATGATAATGATACGGACATAGATCTACAAATTGACGGGCATAATCTTCATATATCGTCTAATGTTGCAATTGTTCCAACAACGTATAAGCTCAGTACAAGTATAGATATAGAAGATATTTTGAAACGTATCAGCAATTCATCCCTTGAATGGTTGCGGAAAAATTATTTTGATATGGAAAAGATACGATGGATAGAGTAAAGAAAAGTAAACTATACCAGCCGTCAGGATATCCAGATATTGAATATCTGTTAAGTAAGGGATTGCCGTTTATGTGGCTAATTGGCGGTCGAGGAATCGGAAAGACTTATACTATACTTGAAACAATAGTATTAAAGCATCATACTAAATTTATACTGCTAAGGCGGAAAGCTTCTGAAGTTAAAAAGCTGTCAACCGAGGCGTTCAATGTATTTAAAAAAATAAATACTGATAAAGGAATAGACATTAGACCTTATCCGAACGGCGATGACTGTTATAGCTTTTATTATGCTGATGAGGACGGCAAAGCGTGGGGCGAATGCCTCGGATATATGATGAGCTTATCAACCTTTGCGAATTTCCGCGGTGGTGATATGACGGACATTGATTTTATAATACAGGATGAGGCGATACCTCAGACATTAAAGGGGCAAAGCATGAATGGCGAGGCTTTCACGTTCTTCAATGCTTATGAGACAATCAATCGTAATAGAGAGTTAGAGGGTCGCCCTGCACTCCGCGTTATTAGCATATGTAATTCTACAATTTTAAACAATGACTACTTTTTGACGCTTAATATGATAAGTCCAATTATGGAAATGTACCGTAATAAAAAGGAGTTGAAAATAGACAGAGAACATGAACGTTTAATAGCTTTATATCTAAATTCGCCAATAAGCGAGCGCAAAAAGAAAACAGCATTATATAAATATACGAAAGACACGGCATTTGCCAATCAAGCTATTGATAACCTATTTGAAGATATGGACAGCTTCTTAGATGTGTCACGTCCACTTGCTGAATATATACCTGTTGTAACAATAGGTGAAATTACAGTATACCGGCATAAATCCAGGCAAAAACCGTACTACTTGTCAACACATAAAAGCGGAGCACCTAAAGAATTTAAACTTAATGAATATGACATCTTGGTGTTCCGCAATAAATACCGAAGCATTGTAAACGCCGTGTATTTCGGAGAAGCCGAAGCGGAAAAAGGTTACTTATTAAAATTGTTATTAAAATATATAAAAATGTATTGAGGTGTATAAATGAAAAATAATTTTACATGGATAGAGATGTTGAAATTCTGGGCTGCTCGATTACTTATAGTTACCATTATTGCGGTAATTTTAATTTGTATCTTATATTTTAAATATAGATAAATATTAATTATTAAGGAGAAAGAATATGTACAACAAAACAATTATTCACGGGAGATTATGCAAAGATTGGGCAAAGCTAACGAAATCTAAAAACAATGTTTTTGTTGCAAATACATTGGCTAATAAAAGGTTTGATGATACTACATTTTATGACATTTTTATAGCTGAAAAACGGGCAGAAAACCTTTTGAAATTCATTCCTAAAGGCTCGGAGATTATAGTTGAGGGTGTAGTTGATAAACCTAAAACATCGCTTGATTATAATATGCGGATATATGTCGATAACATTATTATTGTGCGCGGGAAATCTAAAGAATCAAAGGAGAATGCTACTGAATCAAAAGACAATAATGACCACGATTATATTGACGATGATTATTGTCCATTTTAATAAATAAAGCGGGCTTCGCCCGCTTTATTTATGCCTGCAAGTGACAGTCCAGCTGCCGGAGAATGCTACGCCATTTGAATATATTAATATTACCGGTACTCCGGATACTGGAGAAATAGATAATAATGTCGAATCGCCACCGATTAAGTTTGATATATCAGCGTCTACAATATAATAGTCTGTTAAATCGATGTCTGACCCTACAAGTTTTAATATGCTATATCCTTTTGCACCCCCCTCAGCAATTCTTATTATGCCGGTAGATGAAGAAGTAAACACTTTTTCAACGGGTTCTATAGTTACGGACGGCTTGGTCGTATATTTAATAATATAGTTATTATTTCGGAGAACATATCCGGTACTATTTGCACTGTCAACATATAACTGCTCGGTTACATTATCTGTAGTAATATTCAAATAAATTTGTGGTGAATAATTATTAACGACTATAGCATTTAAAATATTTTGTAATATGGAGAGCTGCCATGACGGTATTGTCTCTCCGTCATACTGTATTTCAAATCGAGGATACCTCGGCAAATGGGAAGTGTTGACAAAATCCGTAACCGCTCGCTGCGACATTACCGATGTTTGACTTGTACCGGATGATTGAGATACCGCTATAAGCCCTATTTTGGTATATGTTATCTGTCCAGATGCTGCGTTAATCGTTGCACGATAGACGGCATTTTCAATAGCAAAGGGCAAAGTCTGAATCATCATTATCGTTGATTTTGGCGAATATGCTTCATATGCACACCTGACAAAATTATTGACAGAATCCTGGATATAATATCGAACGTTAGCTATGGTGCGGTAACTTAGTAACTCGGACATCGACACATTTATAGTATCCTCCGTTTCAGTATGTCTAACAAAAACATAAAAACGTGTAAGAGCGTTATCAATAGACGATAATCGATACCTGACAGAATTAAAATTAGACTCCGTCTCACCTTCAAAAGAAGCAAGATTATCAATATCCTCATTGAGTTTCGCTGTCAATTCTTCTACGGTAGTATTAAGAGTATTAATTCTGGAGCTTAAATAACTCAACTGTACCGTTACAGCGTTTTGGCTCATCACCTTATTTGTTGAATCACCGGTCGTTTGAACTATTAAGTTCTCAAATTGATTTATTAAATCTTCTATTTCACTTTTAGTGGATTTTACATATTCAATAATCCAATCTAAATTTAAGTCATGAAAATTAGTATAAGGAAAGTAATACATTCAGGCACCTCTTAATATAACAAAATACAAAATTCATTTTTAAATTCGTCACATATATATTTATTAAAATCGAACATAACTAAGTCTCTTTGACTTTGCGCCATTTGCTGACTTGTGGTTACTCCGATGTTTCCGTGACGACTTAGCGTTACTGTACGATTTAACACATCATTTCTGCTAATATCAAGCTTTTGGGTATCCTTAAATGTGTGTTCCTCTGTAGTTGTGTGCGTTAAATTGTCAGTTCTGGTATTAGTAGAAGTAGTACTAAAATTATCAGTGTCACTATGCGCATCCGCTAATGTTGATGAATTAAATGCCGATACTTTATGCGTAGTAGTTCCGTCACGACTGGCATCCCCGCTGTCTGATACTGTGCCGGTATCATTAGTTGTAATACTATCTTCAGTGGTTGTCCCTCCACTGTGTGTATGCGTATCAGTTCCGGTATTAGTATCCTCTTGCGTAGTTGTCTCTTCCATATTGTAATTTTCAAGAGGTTCAAACGACTTATAGAATTCCACAGTAGTGGTATTATATAATTCCGTAAATCTCACATCATTTACTTGAGCCCATGCACTAATAGCAATTTCAGCAAATTTAGGTTCGGGAAATATGAATTCAAGCTCCGCAGTATTTATAAGAATATATCCGGCGAGCTGTGTTGATATCCAACTACTGGATACATTAAACCAGCTTTTAAATTTTGAAGCTAAATCCTCAAAGTCAGCTGTTGTCGGAAGCGTTGAGTTGATTATTCCCATTATTGAAAGACAAGCGTCCATTAACTTCTACCCTCCATTTAACCGACAGATTACCCTCAAGTTCAGGGAATATTTCTATAGCCTGCTCAATACCTCGCTGGACCTCCTTTAAACTCATATCCATTGCGGAAAATGACTGCTGTGTATTAGCATTAACCTCCGAAGTTATAAGACGCTCTTTTTTATCCGTATTCGCTGTAGGTATTCCAATTCTATTAAGAAAATCATTATACAGATTTTTAAGAAGTCCGTGTAAATCATTTGCTATAAAATTATTCCGAATTTCATTATTAAACTTTACCCAATGGGGGTTATGTTCTTCATCAAATAAATTTTTATCTATAAATGCCGCAGGTTCACCACTGGCAATTTTATCCATAAACTTCTTAAATGTTTCTGCTCCGGCTTTATTATCAGAAGCGAACACATAAGCAAGTTTTGAATTCAGTATATTAGTATCAAGTGTTTCTGCCGTCAACGCCATCATATCGCCGTAATAATTTACAAGGTCGAGCATTCCGCTGTAATCGGGACGTATTCTGATTACCGCACATTCTTCACCGATTACAGGTTCAAGTATTTGATTTATTCTCGGATTAGAAATTACAGCATTAGTAGGTTGATACTGCACATTATATCCTTTTAATCCCGCCTGTTGTGGAATTATACCGAATGCCGGAGTATCAATAATTGCAAAATATCCCCATGAGAATAGAACAGCTTTGAAATAATTGCTATCCCAATTCTCCGGGATTTTCCATTCCCAAACACTTAATAAATCAGAAAATAAATAACGTCTGAAAAATGCTGACAACGCGGTATTCGTTACATGTATTGTTGACGGCGTAACAGGTGCCGTTTCAAGCATGATGCTACCGTATGAATACGGCGCACTATTCATAGAAAAATCCCCCATTCAAATATTCTTCAATTTTTGCACGCTCCGTTGCAAGACATGGGAATTCGACCTCTGCATTTGTACACTTAATAAATCCTCCAACAGTGTTTAATACCGCCGGTGCGCAATATGGACGGCCAAACTCCGAATTATATTCGTCAGCTATTGAATAAAATGCTGAACATAATCTATTACTTTCAGCAAAAGAAAATGTTGCTAAATCCCCACCTGTTCCAGTCTCACGAATAAGCGGTACTCCGGCAATTGCCGCCCAAGTGCTCAATCCTGTTTCTACCGTCATATTTGAGCCGCCGGTAATAGCGCTTATAACGTTCATTGCACTACTTGCAACTGCAAGATCTCGGGACAACCCCGAAACCGCTTGAACATTTAGTAATACGTCAACTCCAACTTGCGCCTCAGATTCTGCAAGAATCATCGAATCGTTGCCATTGGAAACACGTAACCACCCTCTACCGGAAAATGCATCAACGCCTATATAGATTTTGATAGATGTTTCATCAGCGATTAGACTACAATCTAATGGAATTTTGCCAAAGGGTTTAACAGACAATACCCGCTTTGTAAACAAATCAGAATTAACATAACTTCCACGACTCGCAGTTTGTGGATGTTGTGGTAAAGTTACGGTTCTTTGAACACTTGAATATGACTGATTATCAGGTATTATTCTGCATAATGCTGGCACTTTCCAATATCCCATATTAACAGTTTCTGTGCTTGTACCCCCAAAAGAGCTTTTATATAATCTAATTGACTTTATAAAATCCAACGGATTAAATATCGCCGGGTCATATGCAATATCAACATCCGATAATTGCCACCATGCAGACGAGTTATAAACGCTATCTATAAACTGTTTATACTGCACTGATGAAAAAATGTAATAAGTTATGCCGGTACTTCCACCACCCCCGGAAACTCCTACAACATAATAAAACTCGTCAATCCATGGAGATTTGATATCAGTTATGTTCACTGTTGGATTTGTCATTACCGGATACACTGTATCAACTATACGTCCATTATATTCTCCACTGCAACGCTCTACATAATGTGTGCTTGTTCCAATATCCCCCTTATATGATGCCATAGGGTCAACTTCAAGTGTTGCAATCCAATTCCGTTCCACCCATTCCCATTCCGTCACAAAATAATATCTCTCAAAAGCATCAATATAAGCGTAATTATAGCTTGCAGGGAAATAATCAACTGCCCCGGCAGCCTGAAAGATAATGATAGGTTTTAGTATTGTACAATTATCTTTCAGCGTTCCGGTGTATGTGACACCCCCTGTGGTGGGTGTTTTGGTTGAATTATTCCTCTTTCCAAAACCTGAATATAACGTAACTTGCATATTATCAGTCCAATGTAAATACTACAGCGTTCTCGGTAAAGTCGTTAAAAAATCTATCCGTAAAATGCCATGCAACATTATAATAACCGCCTGTAATATTGAGGGGGCTTGTTGCGCTCCATTCGTTAACAACTGTCATTCCGCAGCTTTCCTCATCACAAAGAAGAGCGAACACCTTCGGAACCGACACTGCATCACTTGGCGTAGTAATAGTTCCGTCAGCCTGGAGATATGACGGGGTAACATTAATAGTGTCTGGAGTATCTACAGCCTGCCAGAAATTAACCGTTTCATGATCAGCATAACGCAGGAACGTGTCATGATAAGTATCGGCTATTGCGCGAGCTGTGCTTTCATACATTGCCGGAGCATACATATACAATCTCTGGTTTTCATAAGGTGTATGACGTGTAATAGATTTGCCCGTAACATTGATATGATGAAGCTGTAAACGTTCTGTAAGAAGCGCTGAAACTGTAGCTATTCGAGCATATACAAATTTCATGAAATCGGGGTATACATCCGGTGCCATAATGGTTGTCGCTGTATATTCCCCGCCGGTCTTTGCGTTATATTCAGTCAGCAAATGAACATTCTGTTCGTCACCCCCGCCGGACACAATTCCGCCAATTAAATTGGACAGCGTTGCACGTTTAAGATTTTCATGCGCTGTTTCTATCATATCCATAATATTTCCGGTAACCATAGAATAAAAACTTGCCAGCTCTTCAGGGCTCGTAAACGCACATTCCAACTGTTCCCTAAAATATGACCGTTCAATACTGAACACATTCGCTCCATAGAAGTTAGTCTGCAATATATTTGAACGGCGGAGTTTATACATATCTACGCTCTGCCCGTCCTCTGGCAAAGCAAATGCTGTATCATCAATATACGCTCCGTCGGCAATATTGAGTTTGCGGACAATATTGCCCCAACGTTCCGAAGACACTCTTAAACCCTTAAATTTTTCAGAATATGGTCTAATTGAAAATATAGTACTTGATACCATTTGTGTTATTGCTGACATTACCGGGTCAGTGCCATTCTTTAGCGCTGTTGTAGCTACTGATACAAAGTCACTGGTATTTGTAGGAGTTAGTACACTCTGACCCGTAGCCTGCTTAACAATCGATGTTAATAGTGTTGATACCTGATTAAAATTCAATTCATTTACACTTGCCATTATTTCTTATTCCTTCCGTTAATAATATAATCGTTTATATCGTCTATAGTTGTATTCTTCTCTCCGCCTAAATCGCGAAGCTGATTAGTAGCAATAATCGTTTTTTTCAAATCGTCAATACTCTTCTGTAAATCCTTAATATAATCCATATTTGACCCTGCCGCTGTTTCTTCCGGCGGTGCCGACTCGACAACTTCTACATCCTCCGGCTGTTCTTCCACAGGGTTTAACAATTCTATTATTTCGTCCTTTGTAAATCCTGCATCTATTAGTTTGAATATTTCGCTAATTTCCAT